CCGCTCGGCGTCATCCGACGCCTTCCACTTACAAATCGCCGTAGCCAATGCTGGCAATAACTGACTAGCATTAGCCATAAAGAAACTGTTTGCAGGCATGTTGACGAGGCAGCGCCACACCGTGTCGTCCAGCGCAGCCCGGTCTACCGGGTCGCCGTCAGCCACGTCGTCAAATACCTGCGTCACTTTCCACAGGTCTAGCAGCCAAGCCGCCGCATCAGGCGGTAGCCCGAGTTCCCTAAAGTTCTCCGTCAACCAGTATTGGGCAGTCGTCACGAGATTTCCCGACCCGATGACCGAATGTTAATAGCCGACGCAGCCGAGGCCAGCGTCGAGATAAACCCACCCGCTTGCAGCACATGACCGACCAGTTCGGGGAACGTGTACGTCTCGCTCGGCAGCAGCGTCTTCTGCTTAATGATCAAGTTCTGGTTGCCCGACGAGTCAAACTGCGTCACGAGGTTGACCGACAGGGTAGCCGCCGAAGCGCTGTAATTGGTCGCCGTGAACTTGTCGATGATGGCCGACACGTTCTGCGCCGTGTATTGGGTTGTCTGGGTGTTCTCCGCAATCTTTGCGGGGATCAGGACTTTGACGTTAACTGCCATGTGTCACCTAAAAGGTAAATTTGAGCCGGACGCGGCCATTAGACCCAGGCAGGCCAGCAGCCCCGCCCTCTACCGGATCGCCACCGTCACCGCCAGCGCCGCCAGTAAGGCTACCCACGCCAGCGATTGCGGCTGCACCTGTTTGCGTAAAAGGCGCTCCGCCGTTGCCGTTAGTGTTGGTCGTATTGCCGCCCGAAGCCGTACCGCCAGCCCCTTGCTGGCTGCCGTAGATACCGATTCCACCGTAGCCTCCAAAGCCCCCCGTCGCAATCATCTCAGGCAGCGCATACGTCCCGGCATACGCCACAGATTGACCGCCTGCGCCGCCTACCGCGTCACCAAACGAGCCGCCATTACCAGCCGCGCCGACAGTGTACAGGATGGTTTTACCAGCATCCGGGGCAGTCAGCACCAGCACCGTCTTAACGTAGGCGCCACCGCCTCCACCGCCACCAGGGTTCTCTTGTGGCTCGTAGGCAAACTCACCAAAGATGTTCGTTACCGTACCGTAACCGCCACCGCCACCTGCGCCCCATACCTCGATGGTGACGCCCGTAGCGCTGGCAGGGATGGTGATAGAGCCTGACCCTGACGAGAAGTCAAAGACGCCGGCACCGGCTCCTCCGGTCGTGCCTGCAATCGCCGCTGCTAGGGTAGCGCCGCCCATTAGGACAATCCTGCTCCGCTAATCAGCCACGAGGTTGAGCCAATCTTGACGCAGGTCGCCAAACCGTTCTGCGCGAGCGTACGGGTGCCCGTCGTCGTGCTGTTAGCCAGCGTCAGCGTGTCGGTCGTAATAGCAATCGACAGCGCCGTTGAGTTGACGTTAACGATAATGATGACCGTGCCAACCGGGAACGCCACAGCAGAGTTAGCCGGAATGGTTAACGTCTTGCTGGTGCCGTTCATCAAAATGGACTTGCCGCGATCCGCCAGCACTAAGGTGTAGTTATCGGTCTTGCTAACCTGTGGGGCTTCTCGATAGCCCACTGCGTAATTCGCGCTAACCGTGTCGTTATCCGGTATCAGTGGCGTGCCGGTAAAGGTAGGCGAGGCAATCGGCGCATAAGTCGCGGCTACTTGAGCCGTCGTCAGCGCGTTCGTAATGCCATATCCAGCCAACGTCGTCGGCTTGCCCGTAATGGTTGACCATGCGATTGACTGCGTGGATACGTCGTTAACACCGCCAATGTCGTCGTACTCGCCAATCTGTACGTCGTTGGCGTCTTTCAACACAAACCGATACAGCACGCCCTGAGACAGCCACATGTCTTCCGGCAGTCGTCCGCCAGAGTCCAGAATGATGGGGTTTGAATTGGCAGACGTACCGGACACCGATGTGTAAGTCGTTTGCGGCGTGGTGGTGCCAGCGGCGTAGGTGTAAATCTTTCCGCCCGACAGCACTGTGCCGTCGTCGGTAAAGAACTGCGCTCCGGCGCCAGCAAAGGCTGAAAGGTAAACGGTCATACATACACCTGCATAACGGTCAAAATGATAGAAGGTATGGCGGGAACGGGCGCAGCAGCAGCAAAGTGTTGCAACTGCACGCTCAAGTCATTAACCGAAAAATACAACTGAAAGTAGTCGCCATTTGACAACGGCAAGAAAAAGTTAGCCGCCGAAAAGATTTCTGAATTGTTGCCCTGAATCTGAATCAACGACGCCGAATTAGCCACAGCCGTGCCGTTGATGGCAGGCCAAATGTAAAACTGCCCGGTGCCACCCGAGGTTTTGTCTATTTGAATAGAAAACTGCACGTTGTAAATAGCCGGGCGCGTGACCTTGATCTTGCTGCTATCAGCAGGATCGCGGTACACGCCATAAGCAGGATCGGCGTTGTTGTACGTGATGGCTTTAGCCGTGTTGATAACCGTTGCGGCTTGCGTGTCGGTTGAGTAAAACGATCCGTAGTTAATTAAACCCGGCTCAAAGCGAGGTGGCCCTTTCTGCAAATCGTCAACTTGGGTACGCAATACCGCAACTTCATCCTCAACGTTAGCGGCTAACGACGGCGTAATCTCAAGGTCGGCAAGCGTTGTTGAAGTCGTGCCACCGCCCGTCAGTTGGTACTGATTGTTAAGAAAGCGAAACCACTCACGCGAAATAAGGCCCGTCCGTTCATCAAGGAACGGAACACGCGGGGCCGGGATTTGCGTGATGTTTTGTGCCATTACGATGCCGTCGGACTAATTTGTAGTTCGGCGCCCATGATGGCAACCTTGACCGGATCGGTGCCGCTGATTTCGTACACGCGGTCACGCAGTTTGAGCGTCATGCCAAGGCGACGGAAGATAGCGCGAGTGCCATACTGACCTATGCGACCCATCGAGACTTGACGCTCGCCGTTCCAAGTGTGGCCGCCGTCATCCGACCAGCGCAGCATCAACTGCGGGTTAGCGCCCGTAACAGGCGTGTATTCCAAAATAATGTTTTCGCCGCTTTCGGTATCAAGTATTTGCAGCGATTCTGACCCTAGATATTGATAATCTTCTAGCGCATAGCCGTCTAGGCCAACGCCAGTCTCGCAATCAATCTGAAGCGAGTGATGGGCGGTGCGCTTTAGGTCGTTTGCTCCGGTAGGTAACGCACGCCAACGGCGCAACCATTTTTGGGTTTGCCCATCGTCGGCGTATACGTCTAGGTCAAACGCATACAACTTGCCGTTTTCGTAGTCACCGACAATAAGATCGCCATTTAGTCGGGCATAACAATTGCCACGATGACGCTTGAACTTGCCATTACGGTAAGCAGCACGTTCGTGCCAAGCGCCAGTTGCAGCGTCAAATACCCATGTCGTATCAGCGTCGGTAAAGTTCAGCACATAAAACGTATGACCGTCTTGCTGATAAGTATAGCCAACGGCATCAGCCAAGTTGCCATACTCTTGAATAGCAAACTCTACTGCATGGGTAGAGATACGAACGCCTGTGTAACCGTTTGCTCGATAGACGATACCCCGACCGCGAGGGTCTGCGCCTAACCAAAAGACGGAGTTATCCATCTTGGCGACCGAGTAGGGGGCAATACAACCAATCTCGTTGTAAGCGCCTTGGATGCGGGTGAGGGGGAAGTCGGGGTCGCCTGAGTTGTACCAGACCTCCACTGAGTTCGTGCCAAACAGCCACGCTTCTCGGTGGTCAATGATCAGGGAGACTAGCCCGTCTGGTGAACCCTCCGCACTCGCAAAATCCAAGGGGTCAATTGACAAGCCATCCAATAGGCTTGTGACCCATACTCTTTGCGAGTTCGGTTCGTTAAACACAAAGTAACCGTCAAGGTAGCCCACCGTCACGGCACCCGGAAAGTCCGGGTCAGTGATTTGGGCAAACTGCAACGTATCTGTGTTGTAAATAAACCCGTCAGGATTGCACGCTATAAATATTTGCGTGCCGTTATCGGTCATAGACACCGGGCCAGTTCCCGTTACATCGCCAATTTTCGTAGCAACATAACTGGTCGTAACCTTATAAAACTCGCTGCCAGAAACGACATACAAAAGGCTTTTGTGTTCCCACAGCCCTCGAATAGGGCCAGTTCCAACCGTAGCCTTTAGCGCCAACCCTGGGCAGCGTTGCAAATACGCGGGTTCCTTGCCACCTTCCGGCACAACTTCTGGATACAGATTGACCATCCGGTTGTCGGCAGCGTTGACCGACCGGATGACGTACGACGACCCGAGGATCGGCGTCTTCATTAGAAGTTGCCCGTGAAGATGTTAAAGCGCGGACGGTTGACGATCAGTGCCGCTGGCATTGCCATCAAGTCATCCGGGTTGTTGATGCGCTTCAGATCGCGCTTGCTCGCCATGGCGATGCGCTGTACCTGCGGCGATGGCTCTACGCCAAACTCGGCTGCAAGTTCGCAGGCCAAGTTAAAGCGGAACGCACGCAGGTATCCCGGCGGGAACGCAAGATTAGTGTCTAGCGCGGCGGGTTGAGCCAGCGGGCGCACGGACACAAAGTGGAACTCCAGCACGCGAGTCGGCACTGGGTAAATGTAAATCTCCACATCCGGGTAGGTCATGTTGACCCACATCAACTGTGGATAAGTAGACGTTACGGTCTTAACGGCAATATTGTTGTATTGCTCGTTGTTGATCAGTTTGATGCCATACGACACATTGGTCGAGGCGTCACGGAAATAGGTGGCGTCGTCCATAAGGATCGGACGCTCGGCAACGAACGTACCTGTCGGCCCCATCGTGATGGTGCGGACGTTAGGCTGCCAGTTGTAGACTTGATCTTGGGTCGAGTAGACCGCCAGACGCTCCGTACTCCAAGAG